CTGAGGGGATTCATACGGGCCACCATACCGGAGTGAAGCACCTCAATAGCGTTGCGGTCTACAATCTGCGCGGCCTCATCCACGATTACACAACCAGGATTCATACCATCACCGCTTTTCTTTGTGTCGCGGCTCAAAGCTTTGAATACAGTCTGACTGTCTCCCGTCTTGGTGATTTGGTATCGGCTTGGGTTGTAAAGTTGCGCTACATCACTAGGCATATTCTCTACAAAACCCTGTGCGGCATTAAAAACCAAGCTTGCTTGGTCTCTGTTAGTCGCCAATGTATAGACTTCAGCGCCCGCCTCACCCCACTGAAGTTCATACAAAGCCACAACCGCTGTTAGGGTAGATTTGCCGGCCTTGCGAGGAATGAAAACGATAACATCCGTCACCATGCGCCTTGCGGGATTCTTTTTGCTTCTAAACCCGTATATGGCGCAAATAATCAGGATTTGAAATGGCTCAAGTATCAGAGGCTTACCGGCATCCGGGCCTTTCGTGTGTACCAGTGTTGAGGCGAATTCAAGGAAATGCTCAACATACTTGATGTGGAATTCATACTCCCATTGCTTGTCCTCAAGCTGATTCAGGAATCTCTGACAGGCCAACTTGATGTTTCTACATACCGCAATTTCGCCTTTGACAACAGAAACCGCATACAAAATTCCGTCTTCAAAGGTCATGGGCCGTTCAACAAGCGGGAATACTTGCCGCCTTCCTGTTTGTTAGTCGCCAAGCGGCCTCTTGGGGTCAAGCCAAGTTCATTCATAAGCACGATTGCCCGTGCCAAGGCTTTATCACCGGCTGTTAGGAACGGATTTGGCCCTACAGTCTGCCCGTTGTTGAACTGTGTAATCACCCCGCCTTTTTGAACACCTTTCCAACACTTCACATAAATGTCGATTTGTGTAGCAAGCGCCGCCAAGATGTGTTTGTCTTGGTCTGAGCCGATGCCGTAGGTATCCCACAGGAAATCCGCAGTCTCCGCAATGAACGTGTTTCTATCCCAACTGTCCGGGTCATCAAGCCAAGTGGCTTTCGGGATGCGTTGCCGGACCTTCTCAGGTAGTGGTGTAGCGTTGTGAGCCGCCTTTGTCCCGTGGACGATAGGGAGATCAGCGACTACATATTACAACAGGCCGCTATTTACGACATTAAAGAGGTTGGCTATGATGCTTACAACGCATCAAGTCTTGTGGCGCGATTGAACGATTCAGGGATGCCAGTGAAGCGTGTTGGGCAAGGTATGTCGGTGTTGAGCAACCCGTCCAAGCACGTGGAGAAACTGATAATGCAGTATCAGATAAAACACGATGGCAACCCATTTTTAGGTTGGCAACTTGGAAACTGCGAATTGTATGAGGATGTGAACGGAAACATCAAGATTCGTAAGAACGAAGCTGACAAATCGGCAAAGGTTGATGGTATTATCAGTCTAATTATTGCGATGCACTGCTCACTAGACAACGCGATGGTTAGTGGTTTTGGGTTCAGGTCCTTTTGAGGTGACTTATGGCAATCTTTGATATTTTCAAACGCAACGACAAAAAATCCGTTGAAAGTAATACACTTTTCGGTCAAACAGCGTTAGGAAATAACATTGTTTACCAAGGAAACAATCAGAATCCGAACGTAAACACGCAAATTTTATATGTAACTACTGGTGCTACTAACAGCGCCGGTAGGCCGGTAGATATGTCGCTGTTGACACGCAACAGCACAATCATGGCCTGTGTCGCCGCCAAAGCAAGAGCATTAAGCCAATTACCGATTCGTGTTGTAAGCCAAACAGACGATGGCGCTTATGTAGATGCAATTAAGTCCGATACTGTTGGCCCAAGAGACAAAGCCAAAGCCAAACAAGTAGCAAACCTATTAGCACAGCCAAATAATTTCCAAAGCACTTATGAGTTTTGGTATCAATGGCTAATGTGGTACGAATTGTCAGGCGAAGCTTTTACCCTGTGGTGGAGAAAAGACCAAAAGTCTAGTATTGAAACACCTTTAGAAATGTACATCCTAGACAGCACCTTGATTGCGGTCACAATCACGCCTACACGCTACCCTTCATATCGCCTGTCTACACCGGCTTACGGGTTTAATCGGGATGAACCATTAGCGGCTCATCAAATCATGCACATCAAAGAAATGGCATGGCAAGGTTCAGCCGGTTTCAACAAAGGCATTTTGGCGGCTGAATTGGTTTCATTAGACCAAGACATTGACTTGTACGCCAACTACATCATGCAAAACGGCGCAAAGCCCTCCGGGATGTTTACGACTGAGAATGTAATCCCGGATGCCAAGTACAAAGAAATTGCCGCTAGGCTCAAGGAAGCATGGTCTGCGATGGTCGGTAGCAAGCAGTCAGACCCAAGCAAAGCCGGTCAGGGTATGCTTTTGGACCAAGGCATGAAATACACACCATTGGATATGTTGACGTTGCAAGACACCGATGCGGCTAAACTCAAAGAACAAACCATGAAGCGAATTTGCGGGTTGTTTGGTGTGCCACCGGCAATGATTGGCATTGCTGACCAAAAATACAACAACACACAGACGATGATGGACGAATTCTACAAATCGTCTATGTACCCTATGACAGTCGCTATCGGGCAAAAAATCAAACAACATCTGTTTGTTGGCTACCCAAATTTGTCTATTGAATTTGACACTCGAAATTTCCTCAAAGGCGACCCATTAAGCCAAATGAATTTTGCTGTGGCGGGTGTTGGCGCGGGAATTATGACCCCTAATGAAGCACGCGAATACCTTGGAATGCCCAACAAAGAGGGTGCTGATGAGTTGACGGATAACAGCAAACCCGAACCAATACCGGGTTCAAGCCCACAAAGCACTGGCGGCGGCGGGGGAAATCAGACAAAGAAAATGAACATTGGCAAATAAAATGCCCAATGATTTTAAAAAGATGGTAGCATTGTTGCAAAGTTACACTGCAAGAAATTCGCCGAAGCGTGGGCGACCTAAGACAATAAACGACATTGACCGAACAAAAGTCGATGAGGTAATCCATGACACAAAACTTAATGATGGTATGCGAAGCTCAACTCAAGGTCGAGGCGCAAGGCATTACAAGCGGAAAAATTGAAGCTACAGTTACTACATGGGGCGCACGTGAAGGCGCTGATGGTAGACGTTTCAATTATCAACCATCAGGCTTTATGGAATGGGCCGAAAATTTCGCCAAAGAAGGCAGACCCCTTCCAATGTTTGTTAATCACAACGCTGATGCAATCCCGGTTGGATTGTGGACATCGTTTGAATTCACCGATGAAGGTATGATGGCAGAAGGCCGGATTTATACCAACACAACAGCCGGTTCAGACCTTTACAAAATCATGCAAGAAAGCCCCACAATGTTTGGCGGCGTTTCTGTTGGCGCTTACGCTGAAGATTATCAAATGGTCAACGCTGATGGCGAACCTGACCAATCAGACGAAGCTTATTTTCAAATCACAAAAGGCGGCTTGCGCGAAGTGTCCATAGTGATGTACCCAAACAACCCTGAAGCAAATGTCAACAAGTTGGAATATTTCCGGCCTGATGGCTCTGCTGATTTAAAAGTTTTGGAAACGGCTCTGCGGGATGCAGGGCTTAACCGAAAGGATGCGGTTGCCGCCGCATCTGTATTCAAGCAAGTGATTGAACAGCGGGATGCTGTCTCGATTCAGCCTGAAACTGCGCCACAACAGAGTGATTCTGATGCGGAGGCAACCACCGAAGCGGAAATTCTTGCGGCTCTTGAAGCCCGTGAACTTCTAAAAATCCTAGACACACGCCTGAAAGGTTAATCATGTCACAAGTTATCATTGAAAAATTGGACGCTATGGACGTAAAGCAAAGCGAAAGCATTGCCGCCGTTGAAGCAAAAATTCCCGCCGCTGTTGAAGCTGTTAAAGCTGAGATGAGCGAAATGATTGCCGCTTTGGAAGCCAAAGTTGCTTCTGTACAAGCGCCCACAATCATCAAAGCACCCGCTAAGACTGTTCGCCAAGACGTGAATCGTTCTGTGCGTGAACAACTGTCTAATTTCTACAAGGCTAACAACCGAGTGGAAAAAGAACTGAAGATGTTTGAAGACGAAAGCCAATACGGCGCATACATTGCAGAAGCTTCTGCTTTGACAGCCGGTGGTGATGGCAAGGGTGGTCGCACAGCGTATGACCCTACATTCGTTGCTTTGCGTCTGATGAATCCTTTGCGCGGTGTGTCACGCACTGTTGCAACTGATGGCTCAAGCTACCAGTTTCGCGTAAAAACGGGCAATGCGGGTGCAATGTGGGGCTATGGTATTAACAACAATACCTCCTCAGGCGCTAACCCCACAACTGAAGACACTTCAATCTGGCAACTTGTGTTGCAAGACTTGAACGTCCAGTTTCCTATCCGTACAGCGGCATTGGATGACATTGATGGCTTGGAAGCCAATGTTGTTGATGACATGTTGGCCGAATTCAGCCAACAAGAAGCCTTGTCCATGATTCAAAATAATGACCAAGGTGCTACTTCATTGCCCTATGGTGGAAGCAATGGCTTGCGAGGCTTAGACCAATACGCCGGTGCTAACAGCACTTATGCGGGTGGTACATCTTCAACAGCCGCATTTGGTTCTAGTGGTACTGGTTCTTCAAGCGGTTTGCACAGCTTGGCGACCTATGACCAAATCACAACCAATGCTAACACTGTTGGCGCTAACAACATCCAATACAAAGACGTTATCAATACGATGTACGCTTTGCCACAACAATATTGGACACCTTCTGCACGTTGGATGGTTAGCCCAATTTTGGCTCAAGCTATTCGCGGTCTGCAAGACACTAATGGTCGCCCCATCTTCAATTCAATGGAATCATTGAACCCCGATGGCATCATTGGTCAAATGTTGGGCTTCGACGTGGTGATGAACAAGTATCTCGATACACCTTCACAAACCACTAGCGGTTCAGCCGGTACTAACAGCTTGTACCCAATGTACTTTGCTGACTGGTCACGTTTCCACACAATCATTGATCGCCTGAACATGGTTATGCGCAGATACGATCAAACATTGCCCGGATATATAACTTTCTTCGGGGAAAAACGCTTGGCAACTAGCGTGCGTGATCCTAATGCGGGTGTGCGTTATCGCTCAACAGGAACAGCTACATAATCTCCATGTAGTTGCCATTGGCAGGGGCTTCGGCCTCTGCCCTTTTTCTCAAAGGAATCACCATGACTGTCACCAAAAAAATCCTATCAGCGATTCAAGAAACCATACAAACTGGCGCACCTGTAAAAGTCGATTTGCGTGAAGCCTCTGCGCTTACTGGTTCAGGTGATGGTGTAGGTGGTCGCACATATTTTGATGACGCATTTGCGGCATTACGTTTTACAAATCCAATTCGTGATTTATCACGTGTTATTGGAGCGTCAGGTTCAAGCGTTCAGTTTGTAGCTAAAACCGGTAATGCGGCTAACAGTACAAATCCTTGGCTTTACACAGTTAACCCTAATAGCGGTTCACCAGACATCAACACAACAATTTGGCAACTACCAACACGTGTAATTTCAGCACAGTTGCCAATTCGTACAGCAGTTATGTCAGATGTAAATTATTTGAACGAAACAATTGTTCAAGATTTGATGTTTGAATTTGGTCAAATTGAAGGCGCTTCAATGGTCTTGAACAACGACCAAGCCGGTTCTACAACAACTTCTACTGGTGGTACAAACGGCCTCCGTGGACTTAACAGCTATCCTAGTGCAAGTGCATCTGCATACGGCTCTAGCGGCACGGCAATCACAAATGGTCGCCACAGCATTGCTACATACACGCAAGCGGCGGCGGCAGTCACATATTCTGACATAACTGATATTGTTCGATTGTTCCCTGCTCAGTATTGGAATTTGCCCGGTACTGCGTGGATGATGCACCCACAAACAATTCATGAATTGCGTAATTTAGGTGGCGCAACAGCAATCAAACAATTTGCTGAAACTGGTGATGATGATGGCGGTTCTGTTGTCAACATTTTTGGTTTCCCGGTCATTGCCAATCCTAACATGTCTGTAACAGGCGCGGGTAATTTCAATATTTATTTGGCAAATTGGCCTCGATTTGTTACTGTTGCTGATATTGAAGAAATGACAATTCAAGCAATGGAACAAACACAACCCGGATTTATAAATTTGTATGCTGAGAAGCGTTTAGTCAGTACAGTGCGCGACCCGTTTGCCGGCATTCGTTTAGTTGGTGTCTAATGAGCGCCACCGAATACCAACAGGGTGCGCCTTTTGGGGCGCAGACCCGCAACCCTTTCAACTACGTCAAGGTTGAGCAAATCAACCGGGACAGTAGCACACCTTGGCTCACGCTAGACGAAATCACACAGCAACTTAATTTGTTCAATGACGAAAGTCAGGACAGCTATTTGCAAAGCCTCGAAATTGCCACCCGGCAAGCAATTGAAGATTTCCTTGGTTTAAGCATTTTTTCGGTGACGTATAGGGTTTGGTATGGGACAGAGTCCCTCGCGGCCTCTCCGGTGTGTTTAGACATGCCGGAAGTGAGTCAAAACTTTTACCCCGACCAATTACCGGTTTCAATTGAATCGGTCGGGTATTGGAATGACAATTTCCCGCCCGTGTTCACGACCATTGCCTCATCAAATTATTACTATGACAATTCAGGCAACAAAGTAATTATCAACAGTCTGCCAACAGAAATCAATTCGAGCATGACTGCCCCGATTACGATTACCTACACGACTGTTGCTAACCCGTTATCGGCTTACCCTGTTATCAAACAAGCGGGCCTGTTGTTGCTTACACATTTGTATAACAATCGTTCAAACACTACAGAGGGAATCTTGCGAGAAATTCCTTTTGGCGTGGCAACCCTTTTGCGTCCATACAAACCCTTGGTGATGTAACATGGCAATAGCGCGGTTTGAGAACATCAATGTAAACCGACTGACCTTTGGTAAAAGTTCATTTGGTGAACAGTCTACAACTGTGTCTTTGTGGTTTGCTACACGCGCAAGGGTTCATTCCGTGGCTAACAACGTCAGGATTAGCGACAAATACCGGGTGTATTCGGACATCGTTAACTTTACGCTGAACTACACGCCTAACACAAAAGAGATTGTTGACAATCAGAACCTGTATTCCATCAATTGGAAAAACTTTGATTGGCGTATTGACAGCATACGGGAAACTGATGACCGAATGAAGGTAATGATTACTTGTGTCAGAAATGACCCAACTACAGCAGTATGACAACACAGCAAAATCCAGTTGTATATGGCAAAGCTATTCAGTACCAACTGCAAAGCATTGTCACGCCTGTACCCGTATATGCGACATTCAACCGCAATTACGCCACACAGCCCAAGTTTTTAACATGGATGCTTCAAAATGTTCACCAACCCGTATATACAGGCATTTATCAGTCGGTTAAAGGCATTGACCGCCCGATTGTCCGGATTTCTGTTTTCACGCAAGTGATAGAAGATGGTTTCACAATTTCAAATCAGATATTACAATCCCTACATGGTTATAGCGGTATGTTCGGCAATCCCTCAGACGGCGGGTTCAATATCTCAAAGGCTGATGTGGAATGGCTGTACAACAGCTATGACAATGAAAACAAGTTGGGGCAAGTCTTTTTAGATTGCACCTTAGATATTCCAACATAAGATTTTTTTAAACTTTCAAAAGGAAATCAAAATGGCTCTCCCAAATAAAATTCTACCCGGCTTTAGTGCAACGCTGTACGCTCAACCCGGCACAACCCCTACTGCTTTGACTACAACAAATTTGTCTACATACTCAAGCGTTTCAGCTTTAGCTGTGTCAGGCAACCTTGTTCCTGTAGAAGCTATCCCTGCTTTCGGTCAAGATGATGCCGTGGCATCTTTCTCTGTTGCCGGTTCACGTCAATCTGACAAGATTCCCGCACAGTCAGCGCCTACAAGCATGACCATCACTGCGGCTTGGAATCCTTCAGACACAGTTTTGTTGTTGCTCCGTGGCGATGCTTACAACGGCACTATTGACCGCACATTTGTTATCAGCGCCACAGATGGTACTGGCATCGTCAACTATGCGTTCAATGGTCGTGTTAGCCAGTGGACTGTAGACAATGCACCCGGCGCAGAAGCCAAAGTGACGTTCACTATTCATCCCCGTGGCAATCAGTATGGTTGGTCTGCTTCCACCTAATCATGACAAACGCACTTAAACAGGCCCTTGAGTCACTGGTTAACACCTATGGCTCATTAGATACTGTGGCTCAACGCTTACCCGTTGATGCCAAAGAGGTCGCTAGTGCTTTAGCAAAAGCTGACCCTACATCTGAAGAATTTGTGGCTTTGACATATTTGGCGAAATACAACCCGTATGAGCCAATCAAAACAGAACCACAAACAACAGAATAAAACATGAGTACGATAATAAAAGACACATCAGACTTGTTAACGTATTTGGCAACCCGTTCCGAATCCCACAAAGATTGGTTCGGGTTTACCCAACAGCGGCTAACAGCCATTACATTGGCGCATCAAATTGCTCAATTTCACGCTGACAAAATGACCCCTGATGAGGTTGTTGATTACGCTGTAAGGCTGAATCAATCTATATACAACAAGATAATCAAAGTAACACATGACAATTTCAAATAAGCTTGGCGCATCTTATGAGTCTATTCGTGCGGCGGCTCGAATCAAAACAATCAAAGTCGCAATCAACGATTCAGAATGTGAACTAAAGGTTCGTGTTCCTGTTAAGCGGGAGATGGACGAAATCACCGCAAAACTAGCCACACCCGATTCAGACTTGGTTGAAAAGCTGTATGAGGAAATGGCAGGTCCACTCAAGGCAACAATGGCTTCCGCAGAGGATGGTTTCCTTGAAGCCTTGAATGCCGATGGCGAAAAAATGAGTTTCAAAGACAACGATGTGATTGTTAGCGGCACATCAGTCCGTCATGTAGCCACTCTGTCAGCCTTGTGGCAAAGACAAGTAGAGATTTTCTTTGGTTTGCTACAAACACAAACTGGTGAGCCTGTTACAGAATCATTCCAAGAGATTGCAGACGAATTCCCTGAGGCGGTCATTAGGGATATTGTCAAAGCTATTGATGAAGCTATCCGGCCCTCATACAAAGACGCAAAAAAAAACTAAGAACCTCAATGCGGCGGCAAGTGAAAGCCGCTTTGATATTTAATGGTCATACTGTAGAATCTATTGACGAAATAGACGAAGAAACTTTCACCGACATTTGCGTTATGTATGGTGATGGCGTGTTAGGCGGCAAAGCGATTTATGATGCAATCGCACCCCTGACAACGGCTGTTTTTAACTACATAAGACAACCTAGCACACCGGCGTTCAAAGTTGACGATTTGTTCCCGTGGGTTAACGAATACGAAAAGAATCCTGATACAGAACCGACACCACAAGACAAAACAAACCATGCGTTGCTCATGTTTATGACCAATGCGCCGGATTTCAACATAGAAAGGTTCAAAAATGTCGGTTGAAGCTTCATTCAAGGTTGAGGGGTTTGAAGACTTATTTGCCGCCATGAAAGAAATTTCAGAGGAAATCGGCAAAGGCAAGACCGACAAAGTATGGCGCGAAATGATGAAAGCCGCCATGACACCCGTGTTAGAAGATGCCAAACGCGAAGCACCTAGAAACACCGGACAACTTTCTCAAAACATATACATGAAAGTCCACCGCCCAATGGCGCGGGACAAAGAAGGCAAAGCCTACATGCCTGGTGAGGTCTACATGGCCCGTGTTACAGCAAGTACATTGCGCGATGACACTGTGTTGAATTACATCATCAACAAAAAAGGCAGAGGACAAACTGTCGCTGTTAACAAGAAACCCGTACCAGTGTCACAAGAATTCGGCAACGCAAGGGTTGGTCCGGGACACCCGTTTTTATTGCCCTCAATGCGTAGGAATGCGGGTAATGTGGAAAAAATAATGACGGAACATTTGATAAGGTTCATTGCATCCTATGATCGTTCCAAAGGCATAAAGAGGTAATCATGGCAGTCATTGGCTCACTATCCGTAAAACTTGGCCTCATCACTGGTGAGTGGGACAAGGCTACAGCAGACGCTAAACAAAAGGCTAAAGACCTTCAAAAATCTTTCAATGAGTTGGGTAGCGGCGTAAAAGACCTAAACAACCTTTGGAAACAGATGGGCGGCAGTTTGGTCCTTGGTTCGGTTGGTATGGGCGCTTTGATTGCCCAGACTGCATCATTTGCTGACCGAATTCAAGATTTAGCCGATGGCCTAGGGGTAAGTACAGGCTTTGCATTGCAATTCAACGATGCACTGTTAAAAGCCGGGTCATCCGGAGAGGCCGCAACCCGGATTCTTTCCAAGCTGTATGAGAACATTCAAAACGCAAAAGATGGCAATCAAGAAACAGTTGACCAATTCCGCGAACTAGGTATCACATTCCGAGAAATCAAATCATTACAACCTGAAGACGCTGTTAGGCGTGTTGTGTCTGCTTTGGCAGATTTACAAGCCAAAGACACTGTCAAGTATGTATCTGAACTCCGCAAGCAACTTGGTAAAGGTGGTTTGGGCTTGGACATGCAACAGGTCGAACAGATTATTTCAGGCGGTGTTGACAAATGGGAAAAGTATGGTGAGGGGATCAAAAACGTCTCCAAAGTAAAAGACCAACTAACATCGTCAATGAATAACCTGATGATTGCTTTTGCAAATCTGACAGGTAGATTTGCTCATGAAGGTACAGTGTCCGTGGAGAAATTTACGGGTGCTTTAGCGGGTATGGCGGCGTATTTTGTTGCATCCCGGATTGTCACGTTCACAGCGGCTATGACGGGGTTTGTTGTAGCTTTGAGGAATGCTACAGCGGCGGGTATGGCGTTCAACATTATGGCTAATGGTTCGCCATTGATGCTTGCGTTGAAACTAGCGGCGGCGGGTACAGCGTTTTTAATTTACCAACACGAATCCGGTCAAGGCATCAGTAAGGTTTCACAAGTTCAATACGATGCCGCCGGTAATGTTGTAAGCACAGATGGAGAATCTGATAGCGGCCCTGCATCAAGCGGGAAAGCAAGTAGTGCGGCTAGTAGCGCAAGCGAAGCTGATAGTGGTAAAAAAAGCGATGACCTTACAAAACAAGAATTTGCCGCAAGCATTGCTTTACAAACAGAACGCATTAAAACTTTAAACACAGAAGCAAAAAATGGCATTGCTTATTCAGACACGTATTTAAAATCACTTGTAGACGTTGGGACAAACGCAAGCGATCAATTACAACAACTCAACACAAAGCGTGCTGAACTTCAGGACAAATACAAAAAGAGTCCTGATTTGCTAAACCTTGAATTAGGCAAACTGAAAGAGCAAGAAAAACAAATCATTAGCAACACCCGCTACACAATCGGAAAATTGCAATATGAGAAAGAGATTGCCGACCTAACACTAGAGCAAACACGACAAGAGGGCTATCGTGCGGGCGCTGTAAAGATGGCTGAAGATGAAACGAAAATTCGTTTGGACCAAGCTAAAGTCATTCTGTCAATACAAGAGCGTGAAATTGAAAATGCGTTTGAGTTAAACAAATTGGCTACTGACGGGTCAGCGACTATGACACAGTTTGCCAAAAATATGTTGACGCAAAGTCTGGAAACACAGCGCACAGTAGAGAAGTTGAAATTGCAGTTACAGGCATTGCCTGAATACATTGACATGCCTGAAGATATGCTGTCTAAAGAGGCTAAAGCTAACAATGACAGAATTGATGCAATCAAAGCCCAAATAGAATTTGAGCAAGCTAGACACGATTTGAAAATGGCTAATTTGCAAAATGAGCGCACATACGAATTTGGCTACAGCCAAGCTATGACAAGCTATGTTGAGAACGCAACTAATGCCGCTAAGACAGGCGCTGATTCGTTCAATGCGCTTACTTCAAACATGAATTCAGCCTTGGATAACTTTGTCAAAACCGGCAAGTTGTCATTCAAAAGTTTGGCTAGAAGCATCATTCAAGACTTGATTGCTATTCAGCTAAAAGCACAAGCTTCAACAATTCTGAAAACTTTGTTTGGCGGGTTTGGTGCGGGTTCAGGACCGGCGGGCGCGGCTGTAATGGGAATGCCGGGATGGGCTGATGGTGGTGACCCGCCAGTAGGCAGACCATCAATCGTGGGTGAGCGCGGTCCGGAGTTGTTTGTTCCAAAGGGTTCAGGAACAATCATTCCAAATCACGCCCTTGGCGGTATGGGTAGCACTACCACTGTTACAAACAATTACATCAACGCTATTGATACAAAATCATTCGAGGAAAGATTGCTTGGCAGTTCAAACGCTATATGGGCCGCTAACAGTTACGCAAACAAAACACTAGCGACAAGCAGAGGTAGAGCATGAGCTTTCAAACCATTTTTAACATACAGCAGTCTATGACAGTGAACAACCGCCGTATGGTTGGGCAACAAGTCGCTAGGTCAGGCTACATCACTGTGGCTCAGTACCTTACTGCTGTGCCTTGGGAATTTACTATCACGCCTCATTCGTATTTGTACTATCCGCAAGTCCGGGATGTGATACAGGCTATTGACAACAAAGACCGACAACTGCCTGAATCAATCAGTTTTGCCGGTGACACGTTATCTTGGTTCACTACAAATCGAGGCACGGCTACAACATCTGTATTGAACGGGACACCTACGCCTAACACGCAGACTTTGGCGCTGACTTCTAATGGAACATTCAAAGCCGGTGATTTTCTTCAGGTTGGCGGGTATGTGTACAAGGTAACAGCCGACAGCGCCGGTTCGTCTGTAGGGATTCACAGGCCATTGATTGGTTCACCCGCATCGGGTACATCATTGATTTTAGGGTCTGCTGTCACGTTCAATGTCGTGGCACAGGTCTGCCCAACATATACTCTTAACCCAATGACTAGCGGCGCGTTTGTTCAGTGGGATGCGCCATTTATTTTCAGGGAGTACATTACATGACAACAATAGCCGCCGTTAGTGGCTCACAGATAAACCATGCGGAATTTGTAAAGCTTACTGTTGGCACAGCCGCTACAGTCTATACATTTTGTAATGCCGCCGCACCCATAACTGTTGATGGAATTACGTTTGCCAACCTTGGCGCATTGCTTAATGTTGGAGATGTTCAGAGGGACATTAAGGCCACATCTGATGACATGACTATTCAGTTGACCGGGATTGACCCTACAAACGTGGGCATCATACTTGGTAACGAAATCAAAGGCTCATTGGTAGAGGTTTGGCGCGGGTTCTTTGACACGAACAATCAAATCATTACTACACCTACAACACAATTTTTTAAACGCTATCAAGGCATTATTAACAGCGTTTCAATCACAGAAGATTTCAACACCGAACTGCGGCAACGTATTGCCACTTGTTCTATTGCGTGTTCGTCTATGAGGCGCATCCTTGAAAACAGATTGTCCGGGATGAAAACAAATCAAGATGCGTGGCAATTTGTGTATGGCACTAGCGAAACCTCAATGAATCGTGTTGCTCAAATTTCAAACACGTTTTTTGATTTTGGTCCGCCGCCTATGAGAAATACTCAAGCAAGCGAAACAACAACGACAATGGTAGAAGACTCATCAGGAACTGGTGGCGACTAAAAATGATAAGACAAGCAACAAGATACGACATCCCGAGATTGTTAGAAATTGTGGAAGCTTACGCCTATGAGAACCCAATAAAAATACTTGGTGAGCCTTGCAACCATTTTCCCCGTCACGTGGAAGAATTATTGTTCAGCATCATTCAGGGCAAAGGGTTTGTCTACATAGACAATCATATGCGTGGCGCAATCATTGCTATAAAACAAAACAATATATGGTCGCCAAAGGTCCGTGAACTACACGAACTTCTGTGGTGGGTAGAACCCGAATACAGGAATGGAACAATTGGCGGCAGACTATGGAAAGCGTTTGATTCCCATGCTCAGAAAATGTTAGATTTGGGCAATGTAGATGTTGTAAGCACTTCAATTTCGGCTAATGGGCCGTTTATTGATTACACACGGCGTGGATATAAAGCAGTAGGCGCAAGCTTCGTGAAGGAATAAAAATGGTCGGCACACTAATAGCATCAGCACTTTTGGGCGCGGCGGCGGCGGGTACGTTTGCTTATGCCGCTACTGTTTTTGCTGTCAACTTTGCTTTGTCAATGATTGTTACAAGAGTGTTTGGTGACAATCCCGAAACACAGCAAGACATGGGCGTGAGGCAACAAGTCCCGCCAAGTGCTGTTAACGCTATTCCTGTTGTGTATGGTAGCGCCTACATGGGCGGCACGTTTGTAGATGCCGTGTTAACGGAAGACCAAAAGACGATGTACTACGTTTTGGCTATTTCCTGTATCAGCCCTGATGGGCAATTTTCGTTCAATACAAGCACGATGTATTACGGCGACAGGCTGATTACATTTGGCACAGGCGCAGACTCAACTAAAGTTTTAACATTGACCGATGAAGCCGGAAATGTAAACACAAAGATTAGCGGCAATTTATACATTAGCCTGTACACATCTACAGCCGGTGGAACAATCACGTCTGCTAATGGCGCTTCTGCACCTAGCACTGTTATGGGCGGCTCAGACATTTCTGTTGCTCAACGATGGGCTTCAAGCAACAGGCAAATGAATGGTTTGGCGTTTGCCATTGTTAAATTGGTTTACAACCGGGATGCCGACACCACTCAACTCTCTCCAATCACATTCAGCGTCAATCATTATTTGAACAGTACTGGTGCGGCTAAACCTGGTGATGTATGGAAAGACTACATTACAAGCACTGTTTATGGTGGGGCTGTTCCGTTAGCTTCTATTGATACGGCAAGCGCAACAGCTTTGAACTCATACAGCGACCAACTGATTACATTTAAAAATTCAAGCGGTGTTCCGTCTACGCAATCCCGGTACAGAATCAATGGCGTGTTAGATGCCGGACAAACTGTGTTGTCAAACATTGACCGCATCATGTCAGCAAGTGATTCTTGGATGACATACAACGCCGCATTAGGTCAGTGGTCAATAGTTATCAACAAAGCTGAAACAGCGTCTTACGCATTCAACGATAACAACATCATTGGTGAGATTCGCGTTAGTGCTACAGACATTACGTCTTCAATCAATCAAATTGAGGCCCGATTCCCGTTCAAGGAAAACAGAGACCAAGCGGCCTTTGTCAATATCAAAACCCCAGTTGGGTTGCTTTACCCGAATGAGCCTGTCAACAAGTATTCCATCACCTACGATTTGGTCAATGATTCGGTGCAGACCGGATACCTAGCAAATCGGCTCTTAGAGCAAGCGAGGGAGGATTTAATTGTCAGCTTCAGCACTACCTACTACGGCATTCAAGTCGATGCAGGAAACGTGGTTTCCGTCACAAATACGGACTATGGTTGGAATGCCAAGCTTTTCCGGGTCATGAAAGTAAATGAGGCATCATTGCCGGATGGTTCATTGGGTGCAAAATTAGAACTGTCGGAATACAACGCGCAAGTTTATGATGATTTAGACATCACGGCCTTCACGCCTGTACCCAACAGTGGGTTGCCATCGGTTAGCTACTTCAGTCCGTTATCCGCACCAACAGTGACGGGTTATCCGTCAGCAACAATCCCCAATTTCAGCGTTACTGTTTTTGTTCCAACAACCGGGCGGGTGACGTTTGGTAATTTGTTTTTCACAACAAGCCCTACACCTACAGCCGGTGATTGGCAACTGCTGACAAGCGCCTCCACAGCAAACAATCAGCCTGTTACTAACAACACGTATTACACATACACAAATTTGACCCTCAATACGGGAACATATTATTTTGCGTATCAAGTCGGTAATGAAGTCAGCAATTCTGTCATCAGCCCTATTAGCGCCTCTTTTGTTTGGAATCCTGTAGCGGGCGCAGGGCCGACCGGGGCAAACGGAACACGCACTGCCATCCTCGATATGTATCAGTGGTCTGCTACTGCCCCAACAATATTTCCTGTAGGTACGTCTGTCTACACTTGGGCTACAGGACAGTTCACTGCCCCGGCTACACCTAACGGATGGTCTCTTACGCCTCCGGCTACTGTGCTTGGACAAACTCTGTGGATTGCTAGAACAATTTATGTTGACAGTTTGACTACAGCAACATCTACTGTGACATGGTCTGCTACTGTGGCTTATGCGGCGGGTGCGGCGGGAACAAACGGGACTCGCACGGCCTTTCTTGAGCTTTATCAATGGGCTTTATCTACGCCAACAACATTCCCATCAGGCAATTCAACATACACGTGGGCAACGGGGGGGTTTACTGCACCAACTACACCTAATGGATGGTTGTTAACTCCGGCGGCTTCAATAGCGGGATACACTTTATATGCGTGTTCTGTTCGTTACGCTGATTCATTAACAACCGCAACATCTACTGTGGCGTGGACAACATCTACAGCTTACGCCGTAGGCGGTGCGGGAACAAACGGAACAAACGGAACAACCGGTAGCAATGGTTTGTTGGGTTTATCAGCTTTGACAGCATATTATGTTCAAGCTCAAAATCTTTCTGCACCAACATTTACAACCCCAACAACCGGCCCTAATGCTCCAAGCGGATGGTCATTAACAACCCCAAGCGTTGGAATTGGACAAGTCCTTTGGTATATCCAAGGTCGTTACAACGCTAATGCGGTTACTGTAGATGGAGTCGGTGCGGGACAAACAGCTTGGACAGGCCCGGTTGCCGCAAGCATTTTTCAAGATATTCGTTCTGACAACTGGAATGGTTCTAACCCTCCAACTTATGGAAGCACGGGGACTTATGGAACTGTTGGTTACTACATTCAACAATCAACAGGAGATGCTTATTTCAATCGTGGAATATTTAGAGGCACAGTTGAATCTGCCGTGTCTGGTAGTCGAATTATTTTGGGTGAATCGGCTTCAGAATATTTAAAAGTTTACGATTCAATTGGCAATACAGTTTTTCGTGTTGCGGGTGTTGCGGGTTTGTATACCAATGTGCAAGTTGTTGGAGCAAGTAATACATTTGGTATTGGTGCTTTATCTGTTAGCAATGCGGCGGGATTTGGTGGCGCGGGTTTGAACGTCACTAACAATGGAACTGGTCATGGAATTACATCGGTTGCCAATAGTACAGGCCCAACTAGAAATGCTGTTCTTGCTGTTGGATATGGTTCAACTACTGATGGCGCGGCTCTCTATGGGTCAAATGGTGGAAATTATGGCGTTTATTGTTATGGTCGATTTGGAGTTAGCGATAGCACTGTTGTTACCAATTTAAACGCAAACTATCTGCAAGGATATACCGCAAGCAATTTTATGTTGACGGGTAGCACGGCAACAGATTCAAATGCGCTTGGCGGTGTAACAGCATCATCATGGGCTAGGATTTTCCCAACCAATTCAGGAACGGCTAATGCGGGCGGCTCAGGCGTTAATTTGCTTGGCAGTACATCTACAGGAATTGCCGGCGCTTATGTTGGGACAAGTGGAACAAGCAACATTGTTACTTGGACAGTACAAACAACAAGCCCATCAGACATTCGTTTAAAAGAACAAATTGCGGACAGTGATTTAGGCTTGGCGTTTGTTAAACAATTACGTCCCGTTTCCTACAAACTTAAAGCAGACCCCAAACATCAAAAAGGCTATGGGTTTATTGCTCAAGAAGTTGAAGCTTTGATTGGCGGCGATTCGTCTTTGGTGTACTATGAGCCGGATTGGAAAGTGGGCGATGAAACCGGATTTAACACGATTCATTACCCTTCATACATCGCTGTTTTGACTAAGGCCATTCAGGAATTGACCGCTAAAGTTGAGTCATTAGAAGCACAAATCAAAGGTTAAATATGCCAAGAGAAATCAACATACCCGCCGAAACAATTTTCCAAGAAATTAGGACTATTGAAGAAGTCCCCAACATTTCAGTCAGAGTGCTTGTAGGGCAAACTGATGCAGATGGAGAATTTGTTGTTCCACAACAATACACAAGTTATTTAATTGATGGCGAAAACTACATAGAATTGAATGGGCCACCCACTTCATGGTCTCCTGACAAGCCAACTGGTACATATCGAAATCAAGATTTATGGCACTTTATTGATTTGTTGGCACAATCTTGATAGAATATTAAAAAATAAGACACCATTAGCCCGCGAGTAGCGCGGATGTTCTGACTAAGTTTAGGGAACGCTATGGCGATTTTCAACAAGAATACTCTTGCGCAAGTATCGGGTTTTGACAACCCCATTCTTGCGGGCGAATTGGTTTGGAATCAACAAACCTACTGGAATCTTACCTTCCAAAGCAATCCAAATACCAACACGCCTGTGAACCTAACAGGCGCTACCATCAATGCTCAAATTGTTCGCCGCGAACTGTCAAACATCATTGACACACGCAACGGGCTGACTTTTGACATTCGGGATTTCAACCCAACACCGCCTTCAATTCCCCTGACTATTACCAACATCACTGCGGCTAATGGGACGTGTACATTGGTTATTGATGCTAGTGCTTGGTCTTTAATGGCGACTGACCCTGAATTAGAAATCAATGCGGCTGACCCTGTGGGCTATTCAGGACGTGTTAAGGTTTCTTTGCCCGCATCAGGCGCGACTCCCGCCGATGATTTAATCATTTTTCTTTTGTTCCTAGTCCGTTCTGACGGAGTGGTGGTGTTATGACAGCTATCAAAGTTCAACCCGCTAGTAATGTCACTGTTGTTGTAGACCGAGGTGTTTCGGGCGCTACAGGGCCAACCGGACCTCAAGGTAGCGGTCCAACTGGTCCGACCGGGCCAACGGGAGTAGGCGCAACTGGACCTACCGGCGCAACCGGCGCGGGAACAACCGGACCTACCGGGGCTTCGGGTTCTGCCGGACCTACCGGGCCTACCGGCGCGGCATCTACAGTAGCCGGTCCAACTGGTTCACAAGGTCCAACGGGTGCAACTGGTTCAGCATCTACAGTCGCCGGGCCTACAGGCCCACAGGGAAATGCGGGCGCAACTGGTCCAACAGGCGCTAACGGGATTGCAGGGCCTACGGGCGCTCAAGGCGTACAAGGCATTCAAGGCATTCAAGGAAACCTTGGCCCAACAGGGCCTACAGGCGCGGCTTCTACTGTTGCCGGTCCCACTGGCGCACAAGGCGGTAACGGACCAACAGGGCCAACAGGCTCTACTGGCGCGGCTTCAACTGTTGCCGGCCCTACAGGACCTACCGGGGCGCAAGGCATTCAGGGAAACATTGGCGCTACCGGGCCAACAGGAACACAGGGTAATGTAGGCGATCACGGACCTACCGGACCACAGGGCATTCAAGGCGACCAAGGCATTCAAGGCGTAGCCGGTCCTACTGGAAGTGCGGGTTCTGTTGGCGCTACAGGACCAACGGGTGCTACTGGCACGCCATCTACAGTAGCAGGGCCTACAGGCCCTACTGGCGCTCAAGGAACACAAGGAATTCAAGGCGTACAAGGAATACAGGGTGATGTTGGCCCAACAGGAAGTCAAGGAATTCAAGGCGTTGTTGGACCAACAGGCCCTACAGGAACTACAGGCGCACAAGGCGTTACTGGACCTACCGGAATACAGGGAAATACCATTACCGGTCCTACAGGACCAACCGGTTCTGCGGGTGCTAATGGCGACCGCTATTTAACAACAAGCACAACATCGTTAACATTTGGTAATGGTACGCAAACGCTAACTGTGGCAACAGGATTAGCCTACAGCGAAGCACAAAACGTCATTATTAGTTGGAATGGCGATACTGTTAGTCACATGCACGGCGCTGTTTTGACATACAACAACGGCACTGGTGTGTTAGTTGTTGATGTTAAAAATCACACGGGTTCAGGAACATACGCCGATTGGACAGTTAACTTAGATGGCGCACAAGGTGTTCAAGGTCCAACTGGTCCTACTGGCGCTAATTCCACAGTAGCCGGTCCTACTGGCCCTACAGGACAGACAGGCGCAACCGGACCTACCGGGACACAGGGCAATGTCGGACCTACTGGCCCGCAAGGAAATCAAGGAATACAGGGAATTCAAGGCATCCAAGGCGATGTCGGCCCTACAGGACCACAGGGAACACAAGGCATACAAGGTGTTGTTGGACCTACTGGAGCAGTCGGCCCTACAGGAAGCCAAGGCATTCAAGGAAATGTCGGACCTACTGGAGCGCAAGGCGTTGTCGGACCTACCGGCCCACAAGGTATACAAGGAATTCAAGGCGCACAAGGGGATGTTGGCGCTACTGGCCCAACAGGACCGCAAGGAATTCAAGGGGTAGTTGGACCTACAGGACCTACAGGCGCTCAAGGAATACAGGGCGTGACAGGACCTACTGGAGCGCAGGGGATACAGGGAGTTGTTGGACCTACAGGCCCGACAGGGTCTACGGGCGCTCAAGGAAATGTCGGACCCACAGGACCTACGGGCGCACAGGGAATTCAAGGTGTAGTCGGCCCAACAGGACCACAAGGCGTACAGGGAATTCAAGGCATACAAGGAATTCAAGGACCTACGGGGTCTACTGGAGCGCAGGGAAATGTTGGACCTACAGGGCCGACCGGCTCACAGGGCATCCAAGGCGTGACAGGCCCGACCGGAGCGGCCTCAACAGTTGCCGGTCCAACGGGTTCTACCGGACCTACTGGCCCAACCGGTCCTACAACTTATCCCGCAACCGGCATTGCCGTATCTACAGGCACGGCGTGGGACACATCTTTGGTTGGCACTACAGCCGGTCAAATTGCAACTTGGAACGGCGCGGCATGGGTGGCAAGCGCACCGGCTTCTGCTGACAATTCACTTCTTTGGTATTTCATGGGTTAAAAGGATAAATCATGGCACAAACTCCAATCTCTGCGACGGCGTTATATAACTCAACAACGCCCACATCAATCTATACAGTACCGGCGGGTCAAACTGCAATTGTTAAAGGTGTGCTTGCGCAATCATTAACCACTACTTTTGATACTGTCACTTTAAATAAAGTATCTAGCGGTATCACTTATCCACTTGTCAAAGATCAAACGACAGGGTACATAACTCAATCAAGTACCTACTATTTAGTGAATGGTGTAAAAACTATTAACCTATTGCAATCACCAATTACGCTTGGCGCAGGGGATTCAATTTCAATTTCTACTACTGGAACAAGCGCATACAAAACAGAAAATGCTGTTAATAATAGTTCGTATAAAATTGCCAATATTGCATATTTAAATGGAAACTATATTGCTGTTGGCGTTGATACATCAGGCAATGGTTTAATTTTGACAAGTTCTGACGGATTAACATATACAAGAAGAACATTTCCGTTTGCAGTAACTGTCACAAATGTAACATTTGGCAATGGATATTATGTTGTTTGTAATAGAACAAGCGCCACAATTCATTACAGCACAGATTTGGTTACTTGGACACAAACCACATTGCCTTCATTTTTTGCCTGTTACACAATAACTTTTGGTAATGATAAATTTGTAGCCGGTGGTGCAAGTGGTCGTAGTTATTACGCAACTACGACTCCAGTAACATGGACTGCGGCAACTGTATTTAAATCAGCAGATACAATTTACGAAATTGCTTACATTGGAACTAATTATTTTTATGGAACAAGTGGCATTTCATACTACACAGCAGATTTTACAAATTTTACGCAACCTTATGTTGCGCTAGTCGCCGGAACTAATCAACCAACGGGAACTGGTCTTGGTGTTTCTGACAATAAAATTTTATACACAAATAGTAGAGCCCCTTATGATTTTTCTAATACGTTTTTAACCACATCAACAGATGGTTCTAGTTGGTCTTATCAAAATACTGTAGCTAATAATTTAAACAATTATTCAGCGCAACCATTTTATGCGGCAAATGGCGGTTATTACATTCAACAATATACAACTCAATCTCCAAACAACGGCAGATATTTGTATTCTAGTAATGGAACATCATGGGCTGAAACTACGCCAACATTTTTGACTGGATATTCAAATACAGGAACAAAAATGTTTGTTCCCGCCTATAGAAATACAACCAATGCTTCTTACAACGATAAAATTTTAATTTATCAATACGCCGGTGGTAACAATTATGTTCAAGGATGTAATGTCAGCACAAGCGGGGTTTTTAGCACAGAAAATTTTAGTTTTTCTTCAACTGTAATTACAAATGGTTCTTGGCAAGGAATGTTGATGTTTGCGGGAAATCCTAATGATGGTTCTTGGAGAGCCTGTGCGTATTACCAAGATGGTGGAACGTATTCTACGCCGTTTTATTATGGATCAAGTCCAAGTAATGGTACTGATGGACAGCGAAGTGCCGGTTTTTACAATTCCGGACAAGGCTTTAGTTACGGCACAGCAGTTGGAGTTTTTCCCGCAAGCAATAAATATTACGGCGGTACTGAGGGAGGTTGGGTTTTTGTTTCTACATCTTACAGCGCCAGTTGGAGTGGGTACATAGGTAATCCTTCTTATGTTTCAAACCCTACTGGAATTAACTGGAACTTGTTTGGTGGTGTAGCAGTTGCGGGTTTTGCTAGAAGCGGTGATTTAGCAACAAGCACTATTGTCATCTTATGGCAAAATGGTGTTTATGCAACATCAACAAACCAAGGAACATCTTGGACGCAAGGTAATGTTGGAGCAAGCAGTTTTCCTACAATGCAAGCAGGTTATGGAAATACTTGCATTCAATATGGAAATGGTAGATTTGTAGCATCAAACTCTCAAGGGTTAATTCTTACAAGTACAGATGGACTAAGTTGGATAACAATGCCAAGCGGAATTGAAAGTATTTATTACTTAAATTCTCAAAATGTGTTTCTAAGTTCAACTGCACTTACTACTTCTGCAACAGGAGTTGTGAATGCGTTTACACCAAAAACAAATCCTGTTTCTGCAACAAATCCGTCTGTTAACAGATTGATATATGCAAATTCTGTTTATTATTTGATGGACACAAGCGCAACTATGTATTCATCCACTGATTTGATTACTTGGACTAGTAAAGCCTACAATTCAACGCAAATAAACGATACAACATATATGGCTACGTCGGGTATGGGTTTGGCGTATTCTGGTTCAGGCACGGCTATTGTGGCAAGCGCCGCACAGCCCGCCCCTGCTGTAGGTCAAATTGGCAAAGCGTTTACGCCAAGTGCTAATATCTATGTTGGTGTCGCAACGGCTTCTATAGTTCAAATTAGTTAAAGGAAAAAACATGACAAAACAAACAAACCCAATTGGGCAAATGATTATTGATTTAAGGTTTACTGTAGATCAAGTCAATGAAATTTTGCAAACACTTTCGCATTTGCCTTTTCATCAGGTAGCGCCTGTTATGCGAATGATCCAAGACCAAGCAATTCCGCAAGCACAAAAGCATGAGGAAGCTGTAGCAAAAATTGTTGATGTAATGGCCAAGTCAAATGAAACTGAGGAAGTATGAAACACCTACACATTCATTCAATAGAATTTAAAGAAACAAATCCATTACTGGTGCAAGCCGTAATTTTGTTTGATGAAACACATCCAAATTACAATCCGGAAACGGGTGGATTTGATGAGAAATTTCCATTTAATAAAATTATCTATGTTGATGTAGCGGATGATGTAATGGTTAGCTGTGGTGACATTGCCACAAAAAATGCAGATAACACTTACAGCTTCACAAAACCTACAACATAAAACAACATTACAAGACATGAAAAAACTCAAGATAGCAGTTTACGCAATCAGTAAAAATGAGGAAGAATTTGTAAAACGATTCTGTGAATCAGCAGATGATGCTGACCTCATTGTTATTGCTGACACCGGTTCAACTGACAAAACTGTTGATATTGCCTTAGATTGCGGCGCTGTTGTGCATAACATCTGCGTTAAGCCTTGGCGTTTTGATAAAGCCCGCGATACTGCTTTAAACCTGATTCCTGGTGATTTCGATGTTTGCATATCCCTTGACCTAGACGAAGTGCTAGAACCGCACTGGCGTGAGGAAATTGAGCGCGTTTGGCAAGAAAACACGACCCGTCTGCGATACAAATTTGATTGGGGTTGCGGCATCAGTTTTTTCTATGAGAAGATTCATCACCGGACCGGCTATCACTGGCATCATCCAGTTCACGAATATCCTAGACCTGATGGCAGAACAAATGAAGTCTACGCCCACACGGATATGTTGTTAGTCAGCCATCACCCTGACAACACAAAGTCCCGTGGTCAATATATGCCATTGCTTGACTTAGCTGTCAAAGAAGACCCGCATTGTCCCCGTAATGCTTTTTATCGTGCCCGTGAATTGACTTTCTATGCGCGGTGGCAAGAGGCCATTGTTGCTTTGAACAATTACCTAGCAATGCCTGAAGCGACTTGGCAAAACGAAAGATGCTATGCAATGCGACTGTTAGGCAAAGCACACGATGAAATCGGGTTGTCTAATGAAGCCCACAAATGGTTTCGTTTGGCTATTGCAGAAGCCCCTAACACCCGTGAGCCTTGGTGTGAATTGGCGATGTTTTGCTATCGCAGAGGCTTGTGGGTAGAGTGCTATTCAGCCGCCAAATCTTGTTTAGAAGTCAAAGATAAAGCTTTGGTTTACACAATGGACCCCGAAGTGTGGGGTGCTAGACCTTGGGACTTAGGTAGCATATCTGCATGGCACTTGGGCTTAAAAGACGAAGCTTATGCTCTGTTACAAAAGCCATAGAATTAGACCCTGAAGACCAACGATTGCGGAACAATCTGCAATTTATGAAACCTGATATACAAACCTTTGACAAGGTAGAAAATGCCAACGCCATTAGAAGCCCATGAGGAAATCTGTACGTTGAGATATGAGATGCTCTGTGCGCGTATCAAGCGCCTAGAGAGCATCCTCATCAAAGCCTGTGGTGCAATGCTACTAGGAATGGCGGGCGTGATTTATTCGTCCCTGATACACTTGAGGTAATGAAATGGATGATTGTTGCCCTCTTAGCGGTGACAGTTATGGTATCAGCACAAAACAGATGCAATGTCCAAGATTTTGTCGGCATAGCGCACACACTACACAATCCATCTGAGCGACATTTACAGCTTTCACGATGGTTAACATTACAAGGTCCAAACTGTTCTGCTGAACAACTCGTAATCATTTGGAATGGATTGGCGGGATGGGCGGGTACGGCTGACAGCGCCGAAATTAGAGCAAAAATTCTCCATTTGTATGAACAAGCTAACGCGAGGTCTGCAAAATGATATTTTTGGACAAGTGGTATCCATACATTATTGAGCGTCAAGGCGTTGAACGGGTAGCGTTTGCTAGGGCTGTTGCAAAAGTGCAAGAGGACTACAAAAGCCGTAAAAGCCAATAAAATTGAGATGAGACAAACGCTTTGGATGTAGAGTTGTACAACAAACGCGCAAGACAAAATACGATTGAACTAGAAATGTTTTCTAACAGGAGACGTTTTCAGATATTTGTATAGGGTAGTCACATGGGAACAACAATGCGCGAAAAACTTACGTTTTGGGTGACGTTCATGATTAGCGTTACTTTGTGTTTTTCTGTGTTAGCTATGGTGATAGCTTTTTTAATGGGCTTGTGGGCAAAAGAAGTCGACAATGCTGAAATTTTTAAAATGATTTCACCGGCTTTTTCTACACTCATTGGAGGCATGATTGGTTTTCTGAGTGGTATCAAACTCAATCAAACTGAAGATGAACAACCAAAGGGGAATAAAAATGATGGGATTAGATGCGATTTTGAGTATCGGCACGAAGCTAGTGGACAAGCTGATTCCCGACCCGGAAGCGAAAGCAAAAGCACAGCTTGAATTACAAAAAATGGTTCAGGATGGTGAGTTGGCTAGGATGGCTAACGAAACCAAGCTGTTTGAGGTTGAGCAAGAAAATGTAACACGGCGTGTAGAAGCCGACATGGCAAGCGATTCCTGGTTGTCAAAAAACATTCGCCCAATGACACTCATTTTCCTGTTAGTCGCTTATTCAGGATTTGCGATAGCTTCAATATTTGAACTTGAGACACGTGGCGCTTACGTTGAACTGCTAGGCCAATGGGGTATGTTGGTAATGTCGTTTTATTTTGGTGGACGCACAATGGAAAAAATTGCCGATAGGGTGAAAAAATGAACCTGACAGAACATTTCACATTAGACGAATTGACTCACACGGACCACAGGGAATTGGACAACACGCCTAATGAGGCTGAGTTGGCAAATCTCCGTAGGCTTGCGGAATTCCTTGAGGAAATCAAAACATTGCTGTTTGGTCAGCCTATCATGGTCAACAGTGCTTTTCGATCTAAAGCAGTAAATGATGCCGTAGGAAGCAAAGACACATCACAACACAGGGTTGGTTGCGCCGCAGATATTCGCGTCCCCGGGATGTCGCCTGACCAAGTAGTGCGAGCCATTATTGGGTCAGGATTAGGCTATGACCAAGTGATTCGTGAATTTGACCGATGGACACACGTTAGCATCCCCAACAAGGCGGGGACAGCGCCAAAGAAACAAGCTTTGATTATTGACAAGACAGGCACTAGGCCGTTTGCCTAAAAAGGCGGGGTACTTATCAAGCCTCTGCTTCGCCGCGACCCCGAAAGGACACCAGTGGCTTAATTTTCCCCCATTTGTGCAGTTAAAACGTGCGCAGTGCAACGATTGAGGTTAGGGCCATAGCAACCCCCAACCAAAAGAAAAAAGCTCAAAATTGATGCGAAAAATGATTCCTAACAGAATCGTGCTCAAGCACCATCCCAACATTGCATAAATGTACTTCATTCTTCATCATCCCGGTTGTCTGAGTTAGCTTTTGGAGTTTTTCGGTACTCAAAAATATAACCCCGGTCCGGATAACTCAATGCCCAAAGTCGGGCAAGGTAAGGGGAATAGTTGTTGTTGAGTTTGAACCCGTCCATTGACTTTTGCTCAATGGCTGTGTGGTGTCTCAAAAAATGAAGAATGGTTCTAGCTGAGTAGTGCTTAAAACCAATGTCAATAATTTTAAAAGTCTCAACAGCAAAATAATGCCAAATGTGAGCGTTTTGTGGCAACCATTCTACAAACTCATCTGAAAACTGGTCTCGATTTTCTTCAATCAGGTCTAGGTAGCGTTGTCCTATAGGTTTCATGTAGTGTCCTTTGCGGCTTTTAGCCAATATGAAGCATTGTCTATGGTTCAGAACAAAGACCAGTTCGTGTTAAAACTGGTAATGCCGGTGCGGGGTGGGGCTACAAACCCCACCACCTCATCAGAACTGTGGTTCTTGTTCACCCTCAGGTTCAGGGTCATTTAGGAAGGCCCGACCATCCCAATCCTTGAAAGGCATCAGGTCAAGGACTAGCATCTGACCGGCACGGGTTTCAATGACGCTACCAATGGTGCGGTAGCGGTTCTTTTCTTTGCCGTCTTTATCGGTGTATGTACCAACAGAAGCTTTTACGATTTTTAAAGTTTTAGCCATTAAAGGACCTTTAGTTTGTTGAGAAATTCCACTTTTTCTTGCACTTCGTTCAAGAACTGTTCCACCTGATTTTCTAATTCCGCTATCAACATTTCATTCATATTTACACGAATGATTTTGAGTTGAAGGGCCTCAGGCATACGGGGGTCGAACGACACAAAGTCGCACCACTCCCGGTCAGTACATGCCATCTGCCACTGCATCTGTAGCACGTACCTGTTGTCGATAGTTCCGTTGATAAGGGTTTCGATGTGTGTAGCGGTGTTGGGACACTTGATTTCAATCAGGCCCTTATCACCCACTAGGCCATCCGGAGATGCGCCACACATAGACAAAGATTCGTGTTCAACAAACCCTACCTCATCAACCATCAAATCGGTTGTCATCTCATAGGCGGCGCGGGCAAGCGGCTCTGTGCTTGTACCCCACTGCATGGCACTGTTGCTGTATGACTCAGTCGGTTTCCCGGTCATGCGCTCAACAATCAACTGAGCCATGTAATTGCCCCGGCTTGCAGATACGCCTGTCTTGGTCTTGGCGACAACGTCTGCGATGCGCGAGGCTGTCACCTTGCCCAAGCGGGCGGCGAACCAATCATCTGTTCCTTGGTCCATTATTTGCTCCCCAACAGTTTTTTCTGCTTGTCTTTGGCGGCGATGATTTTCTTTTGAGAAATCAGGTCGGTGTGGGCGGCTTCATAGGCGGCAAAATATGCGACCTTGAGGCTTTCAGCGTCTGTTGAAGCGTCAATAGCAGACAAGTGGTCAACCAATTCTTTTTCGGGCATCAAAAATTGTTGGTTGTTTGAAGCCGCCATGCCATCATCGTCTACTGGTGCGAGGCCAAAGGCTGACATAAGCGAATAACGGCGGGCATACGTCAAGGCACTCCCAAAGGCTGTAGGGCGCGAATCAGCTACAGGCATGTGCAACTCACCAAGCGTCAACAACCCGCCTGATTCGTGGAAAATAACTGTTCTAACAAACACGCCGTTGTCTTTGCTTTCGGCCCACTGTGACAGGCCAAAACCCTCATCGTGTAGGCCATCTATTACGGCATCAATGCACTCTGCAAGGTCAGCATAGCGGCTCTTGAAGTGGTTGTTCTCCACTTTTTTGAGTGCCTGTTTGAATTTGCGCTGTGCGCGTACAAAGGCGCTGAACAAAACAGCGTCCTCATTAGTGTCTTGTGCTGTTACTATTGTCATGAATAATCCTTTTATATGTTTCAATTACTGCGTTTTGGGCTTCAATGGTAAGCTCATGCGTGTTTAAAATTTTGCAAAGTGTTTGAACAACGCCGCGCAACAAACCGCATTCATAAGCCAAAATGTCCTCGCGGGGCATTCCGTCTAATTTGCGTCTTGCGAGTGATTCGCAGTCCTCAACCATGCTTCTGTAGTCATAGGTCATACAACCCCCAACAGAATTGCTTGCCAAAACAAATCTTCATCAGACATTGTTATGGGCGTTGTGTATCGTGAGCCAATCACAATACCGGTTTTTGTTGTTACAAAATTACTCATTGTCGGATTCCCATCGAGCAATAGCGGCTTCAAATTGTCTGATTCAACTTGTAGAAAAAAATGAGCATCAATTTTGGCAATAATGGTTTCATAGTCTTTTTCTGTGAGGCCATACATGATTTCACCTTGCTCATTGCTGAGTGAGTAATCAAATCCGTCAGGTTGACCAGTTTCAGGGTCGCCCAAAAAAAACTCATATTTCACAACAACGTCTTCATCTGTAGAAGGCAAAGTCATTTCAAATTCAAATTTCATTACGGCCTCCACACAAGTAAGTCAAGAACAAGCACTGCGATGCCTAGGGCATACACAGCGAACCAAATTACATTCCACTTCATGGATTCAAACTGTTGTTCTGTCATATATTTCATTTGTTTTCCTTTGTCGCGGGCCGAAGCCCGCTTGCTGTTAAAACCGGTCATGCCAACAACAAAGCTTCTGCTTGTGATTTAAGACGATTGCCATCACCAAACCATGCGTTAGTCATGCGAGTGTCGGCGTTGTGGCCTCGCTCATGGTCTACATACTGCGTCACGGCGTTCAACAAGCCCCAACGTGTGCCATTTGAGCCTTTCAACTCTGAACCCATGCCTTTGCCATTGAACAAATCCAAAACCTTTTTGTAAGACCGGCTATCAGCCATAACAGTCTGCTTTGAAGGCCATCCCTCAACCTTAACTTGTTGTTGTGTGGGCGGGAATAATTCAGTCAAAAAGTCTTTGACGTATCTATGACCAACAAGTGTCCGGGACAACTTGCGATAGTTGTCCATCATCCCCTCAAAGCCTCCAACAACCAAGCCAAGGCGGTCACGCATTATGCTTGCATCGAAACGTGCGCCATGAGTGATTGATACACGGCTTGGGGCTGATTCGCGGTCTGCCATAGACAAAGTGTTGTTACACACCACACGAACACTTGTAAACTGGCCCATAGTCGCTGTTGAGCCATCGAAGCTTGTAGACAACAACAGATAACCACGAACAGCATCATCGTTCATCACGCAAGCCTCTTTGTTGACGTTAGCCAAGGCCCAAATACGTTTACCACCACTGATACAACCGGCTGTTTCAAGAGTGAAACCGGCTGAAGACACAAGTGTGTTGAAAAAGTCAAGGATTTCACCGGGTTGGTGAATGCGGTAGCGGTCTGTCACAACACCCAAAGGTTGGTTTGTGTCATTGCGATAGATGACCTTGCGGCCTGTCACAGCGACCATTGAGGACAAAGAATCATTGGGCTTGAACAGCACGGGAGTGACTTCAGCATCCCAAGCAAGACCGGCCTCTTTGCGCCACACATCAATGGGAGCATTAGGGGACAAATCCTGACCGAGACCATGCCAAGGTTTCGCGCCTACATAAGCAATTTCGGCTTTGCCAGTGATTGCGTTGTTTTCGATTAAGTGAGCCATTGTATTTTCCTGTATAAAAGACCCCGAAGGGCAAAGTTGTGATGAACCGGATGGCACATCCCAAGGCTCACATAATGAGCCTCAGGATAGGTCATGAGCGTGTTGTAATTTCCTTAGATGAAACCAGTGGGCCTGTCAGAATGCTGTTTTCAATCTGTTGCAAGGTCGGTTTTTTTAGCATGAATGAATCGTGATTGCAACCGCACAAACGTGTGCCTTCACGCCACAACAAAAATACTGTTGTTCTGTCATCGAAATGACCGATGGTGTAGACCTGTGCATCTTTTGCATCAGAAACAACAACCAGTTGGCCTAAGTACAAGCTGAGTGATGAAAGGTAGCGGCCCATTATTTTGATCCTTTCATATATTCGGCAACAACAAAATCTTTTGAAAACTGTTCCATTACAGCGGCAGTGACGATTTGGTCCATGCGGTACTCGATAGCCATCATTGTTTCCAATGACAAATCTGTTGAAAAACCACGGCGTGAGCGAATCTCTGCCGGTACGCCGGAGATGCGGAAAATAGCCGCAAACTGTTGTGCTTTGTTGCACAGGCCGTTGTTGTACAAATCGTAGTAGCAGTTCACTGCGCGGCGAAACAAATCAAGTGCTTCGTTCTGAGTGACGTTGGGGCATTGGCCTGAGTCAGGCAACAGTTTCTGAAGAATGTCGGCTTGTTGTTGAAACTTGCCTGTGTTATCCCAATAGCATTTCATGCTAGTTCCTTTAAAAAGACCTCGAAATAGAGGCATGAAAGGAATTCTGATGCTTAAAAAAAATACGGCAAGAACTATTTTTTATACTTAACTAAAACGTAGGGGAATGTCGGAAAATTCAAATTCAGGGAATTCCCTGGTGATGCGTAAGAACAGCAAAAATCGCACGTTTAAGCAATTTTTTGATGCAGATAGATATTCGGTTCGGGGTCATTGCAATCGTTGAACCTCGCATTTTCGTGTTAGAAAAAAATATAGTTTTGCAGTGTCCCGGACCGGCGGCATAATCACGGCGAACCCGGCTAGAACTGAAGTCATGAACAGTTTGAAAAGTGAGCCTCCCCACTTGCCGGTGTTTCTTCAGTGGAGGACAGTTGGAGAAAATATGTTTCATTATCCGTTTCACGTTGGCGACTACATTGCCGACACCGCGCATCTCAGCATTGAGGAAGACATCGCATACCGGCGACTGTTGGACCTTTATTACACCAGTGAAAAACCTTTACCCAATGATGGGAAACAAGTTGCAAGACGAATTCGCATGGGACAACATGAGACGTTAGTAGACGCAATATTGGAGGAATTTTTTACCTTGCAAGACGATGGTTGTTGGCATCATTCCCGGTGCGATGATGAGATTGCCAAGTACCAAGGATTCATCGAGGCCGGTAAACGTGGGGCGGCAAAGCGATGGTCAAAGGGTGCGGATAGCCTCCCCATTAGCGGGGGCAATAGTAACCAAGAACCGAGAACCAAGAACCAAGAACCAATAGTTAAGGTCAACAGAGGCTCACGCCTCCAACCCGATTTGCCTTTGCCCGGTCTATGGTTCAGATTTTGTAAAGACGAAAGGCCCGAATTAGACCCGCTGAAAACCTTTGAAAAATTCAAGGATTATTGGATTGCTCAACCGGGACAAAAAGGCGTAAAGCTTGATTGGGATGCAACATGGCGTAATTGGGTCCGTAGCACAACAACCCCAAAGATAAACCCGGCTGACATAGTAAGGCTCACAGTCCCTTCGAAAAATGAGCCTGACCCGGCTTTAGAAAAAATTAAAGCTGATGAACGTGTAACAAGACCACCAACCCTAGCCGAATTAGCAAGAATGGCTGAACTCCGGAGAAAAGCATGAATAAAGCACCATCCAAAAAAACGTGTTTAAAAATGGCAGAAATTTATGATGCCGGTTTTATAAGCAGTTCAAGGTCCTGTTGGTATTTTTTATTGGCTTGGGCCAATCATCAACATTTTGTTAAACACGAATGGCCCTACATCTCAGGAATGCTAAAAGAATGACATACGAAATGGCGATGAAAATCCTTGACAGGGTGCGTGAGGGTATACCTTACCCTGAGTCAATTATTACAAAAGCGTTAGAAATGACAGGCGACCTTGATGGATATGGAACATTTTAGGGACTGTGAAGCCCGCGAGTGGATTTCAAGATACAGAAAAAAACACCTTGAGGAAGGTCGTGGAGAGGCTATTGAATGGTGGAACATAACTATCAGCGAAATAGCAAAAAAAAGGGGACAAATCATTGCAGACGATTTGAAACGCAGAATGAACATACAAAAGGAAAATGATGCGATACGCCGCAAGAATTGATGCAAACCAAACACAAATCGTGTCAGCACTAAGGGCTGTCGGCGCTACAGTTCAATTACTGTCTGCTGTTGGGCAAGGCTGTCCTGACCTACTGGTAGGCTATCGAGGAAAAAATATCCTCATGGAAATAAAAGACGGACGTAAGCCGCCATCTGAGCGCAAATTGACCGAAGACCAAATTGTTTGGCATACATCGTGGAAGGGTGTAGTTTTTTTAGTAACAAGCGTACATGACGCAATAGACGCATTGGAGATAAAAAATGAAAGATGTTGAAGAACGGGCGCAATTCATCCGGGACAATGCCGGGGCTTATGGCAATGCCAAAGGCCGCAGAACATACCTTGACGAATTTCGGAAGTCAAAAAAAGCTTTGCTGATGAAAGATGCTTTGCGTAAAGGCATCGAGGCCGCTAATGCACAGGAACGTGAAGCCTATGCCAATCCTGAGTACAGAGAATTGCTAGAGGGTTTGGCTTGCGCCATTGAGGAAGAAGAAACACTCAAATGGAAAATCGAGGCCGCACGGCTTGACATTGAGATATGGCGCACCCGGCAAGCCACTGAAAGGATGCTTGTAAGGTCGCACGAATGAGAAAATACACAAAAAGAAAGTTTTGGGCGCTGATAGACCCAATACAACACGGAATCATTGGGGCGGCTATTACCCCAAGACAGACGTTAGACAAACTGCGGTTCACTGAATACGCGGCATTAGACGCTATCACTAGGGGAATGGGAACAGTTGGTGATTGGCGAACACTTGTAGATGTGCTTAACTTGTCAGAAATGATGGCAAAAAACGGAATTGGGCCGGAAGTCCTACCCGTATGTGAGAAAGCCCAAGATGCCCTACACAAAGCGGCTATGCGCTATCAGTCCACAATGAGAATGGGGTTTGATGGCCTTGGCATTCAGGCTGTCAGGGAATTGTTAGAGTATGCTGATTTACAACAGGCAAGCATCAGCCGGGCTGAATTTGAACGCTATGTTAAGAAAACAAGAGATTACATCAAATCAAACGGCAATTTGGTTGTCGAAATAGAATGAACAACAAACTAACATCTACAGAACGTCTACACCTAGCAAGAGTCAAAGATATGCCCTGTGGGGTATGCGGTCAAGCCGGGCCATCAGACGCTCATCACGTTGAACAACATATGCAATACCTGTGTATTCCTTTGTGTAAGGATTGCCATCAAGGTTCACACAACGGCATACACGGGCGCAGAAGTATTTGGAACGTGTTGAAAAAAAATGAGTTATCAGTCTTGAACGAAACAATCCGTAGGCTTACAATGTAACTTCAAAGGGAGGCTACATGGTCAAATTCACAGCTAGGGTAGAGGCGGTTCAGCCCAATGACCCCGTAATGCAATTCACCATGTGTTTGTTGCATAGCGTCACTAACGGGCACATATTGCACCTGACAACGACAAGCTATTCCGAACATAAGGCGCTTGAAACGTATTACACAGAAATCGGCGACCTTGTTGATGATTTTATAGAGGCTTTTCAAGGGAAATATGGTTTGTTGACCAAATTCACTACAGACTATGAATTGCCAAAATCAGCTTTGGAATACATGAGATATTTAAGCAAAGAAGTGGAAACATTGCGAGTTGCTGATGGTTTTCCTGAAGATTCAGAACTGCAAAATATCACTGATGAAATCGCACAACTGATTGATTCGACTATTTACAAAATAAGATTCCTAAAATAACCACAGGACAAGATATGACAAAACTGAAGATTGTTTACAAACAAACAACTGACCTGATTCCTTATGCTAGAAATTCGCGTACACACAGCGAATTACAAGTGGGGCAAATAGCCTCAAGCATCAAAGAATTCGGGTTTACATCCCCTATATTGCTCGATGGTGAAAACGGCATCATTGCCGGTCACGGGCGCTATCAGGCCGCACTCAAGATGAGTATGCGTGAAGTCCCTACAATCGACCTTTCACACCTAACAGAGGCTCAGAAACGGGCTTATGTCATTGCTGATAACAAAATTGCGTTGAACAGTGGTTGGGATGAGCAGATGCTTGAACTAGAGATTCAAGACCTCCGAGATGCCGGGTTCAACATTGATTTGTTAGCGTTTGACCCGTCTGAACTCAAATCAGCAAGCGTTGATTACTCCGTGTTAGACGATGAGGAAATTGATGACCAACTTGACGATATGGCAAAGGGTGTTCGTAAAGCCATTCAAATCGAGTTTGAGCCTGACCACTATGAAGAAGCACAGGAACTGGTCAAGTTTTGGCGCGAACAGGGCGGCTATGTCGGGTATATGCTTCTCACCTACCTGAAGGCCGAAAAAGACAAGCTGTGAAGTGTTTTTATCTGGTCGGCTATCACGGATGCGGAAAAACGACCCAAGCAAATCTGCTTGAAAAACAATTTCCTCATTACAACTACATTGGCGGGAAAGCCGGTTTAGACGCTATTGGTAGCGTGAATGAACTTGTAAGCTTAGTGAAAGCAAGCAAAACCGATATGGTCATACACGGCTGTATCTTTCAAACCGAACCTACATTGATGCGCTTATCCCGGCTAACAAGCTTGGAAATAATCGTGATGCACAGTCTCCCGGAAACAGTCAAACAAAGAACATTGAAGCGTGGCGCGGCCTCTTACAACCTAGACAAATTCAAAGCGCACTACAGTTTCATTAAAAAATTACCGGGATGGAAAAAAGTTTACCCTTTTGGGCTTCACATAGTGAACAACAACCGACCTACAGAAGAAGTGTTTAAAGACTTGAGGCAAATATGTGCGCCATCATAGGTTTTATTAGTGATAACCCTACTGCGATTGCTGTAGAAACACTCAAGCGAGTTTTCATTGAGTCAAAGATTCGCGGGATGCACGCCTATGGATACGCCGCTATTCAGGATGGGCGGCTCATGGAACACAAATCTAACGGCCTAAAGTCTTTGCTCACAACGATAGACAGCCCTACTAGGCTTATAGGTCACTGCCGCTACAGCACAAGCGGCGACTACAAACACATGATGAACAATCAGCCATTACGTTTTGGCGATGAATATTTAGTGTTCAATGGCGTGATTGATATGCGAACTAAGGCCGAAATGGAAGCGGCTTACAAAATCAAAATGGAATCCGACAATGACGGGGAAATCATGCTTCAGTCCGAAAACCGGCTTGGCATGCTGAAGTCCGGGATTACGTTCAGTGGCCTGACACTCAAATCGCATGCCCTTGCGTTTTTTCGCAATGAGGGTAGGCCAGGGTACAGGGCAACCCGGCACGGCGCAACCTACATTGCTTCTACTGCCGACATTTTGCGTAGGTGTTTGCTTGAACCCGAACCTTTGAACGCGCATGAGGTGTACGAATGGACAACATAACTGAATACTTGAGGTTTCACCGGGAATCGTCTGCCGCAAATGATATTGACCCTCAAAATGATTGTTTGTCCTACATAAGCGACAGATACGAACTCAACACTGAGCAAAGATATTGGTTAGCTTTTTTGTTTGGTACGTGTTACTGCGCCCCTACAGTCTTTTACATTTACAATGAATTTCCCGACTATCAAACAGTCGATGTAGGCCGATTACAGCGTTGGTGGACCGCTAACAGGGAAAAGCTAGTGTTTCAAACAGACCGGGCGCGGGTGCGAAGCAATAATGAGTTTGTAAATTGCTTCAAATCCTACAAAGCTATTGTAGGTAACAACCAAGAGGCTTTTTTTAAACGTCTACAACACGCCTCATCGGTAGAAACCTACAAGAACAGCCTGAAAGCCTTAGACAGCCTACATTATTTCGGTAGGTTCACTATGTTTATTTACCTTGAGATGGTGTCAGTGCTTACTAACACGAAGATGACACCGCACACGCTAGACTTACGCAATGCTGAAAGTTGTCGCAACGGGTTGGCTTTAGCATTAGGCCGACAAGACATATTCACGCATTTCAATGACAAGGCGCTAACAAACGAAAACTACGCAGACCTTGAAAAAGGGTTTCTCCGAATCCTTGAGGCCGTTCAATACGAACCTATCAGGCATCAAGACATTTTCAACATCGAAACAACCCTTTGCGCTTACAAAAAGGTAAAGCTTGGCAAACGCTATGTAGGCTTTTACATTGAGCGTATGCGTAAGGAAATTGAGACAATGGAAAAAAACGTGCCAAGAGGCGTGGATTGGTCTGTTTTATATCAGTTTCGGAATAAAAACTATCACCCAAAATTTCTGAAGGAAAAGAAATGAAACGTGTTGAACTTGTACAAATCCCTCATAACGTGAAGATTGGCGACACTTGCGGTGATATTGAGCCAAACGTAACAGAGGATTGCGTGTTTTATGCCGATGGTGAGCCTGTAGGCTTTTACATCAAACAAATCACGGGCAAATTAGCGCAATTTATTGACGTTGCTAACGCTGAATTGCTTTCGGACCGAGTCCCCAAAAGCGTAATGAGGCGGTCAAGCGGCCTAACAAACGCTGAGAACGAAGTGGAGCAATACAGTACCATAATCGGTTCTTGCCCTCCAAAGCCTCACATGAGGCGACCTTACCCAACAATGTCTAGCGTTCACTCAGTGAAATCAGCCTCGACATTTATCAAAGCGATGATGCTTGCCTGTAGGGAATCAGAGCAACTCATCAAAGAGATTACACCAAGCATTTATGAACGACAAAAATCTATCATTGAGACAAAAGTACCACCGCAATGGCGGTTTGGGGAATTATTCACATCGAGCATTAGCAACTTCAACATTAGCGCACCATTCCACCGGGATGCCGGCAATCTTGAGGGCTGTGTCAACGTCATCATCGCCAAAAAACAGAATGCAAGGGGCGGTAACACGACTGTTCCAGACTACGGCGCTACAGTGGACAGTAGAGATAACTCCATGCTTGTATACCCGGCTTGGCGCAATGTCCATGGAGTAACCCCCATATTGCCTACCCAAAAGGGAGGCTATCGCAACAGTCTAGTGTTCTACCCTCTCAAAGCATTCAATACCTATTGGGATTGACCTACAGAAGATACACAAGATACATAAGGTCTGAAACACGTTGTTAAGGAATGCCCTATTACCTATCTGTTTCCAAGGGAACACGTGGTCAACGTGATTGCCTATTTCAACGTGTCCGTCTAACAGACAGGCTTGACACAGGGGCTGTAGTGATAATTGTCTGTCCCGAATAATGCGCCAAGCAGGTGTCTGATAGATACTCGCTGATTCGGTCTTCACCCACTCTTTCCCACCATG